GAGCGTTCTCGGTGTTAAGCGCGATCTGCTTTGCGCGGGCTTGTTCGCTGGCAAGCTGCATCTGCGCTATGGTTGCTTGCGCTTTAGCCTCCTTGCCCTTCCAGCGGCTCACCTGATAGGTCTGCCATGCTAGGGCTAGGCATAGGGGCAGAATGACAAGCAGCGCCTTGTAGCGCTTCAGGAAGGCTATGGCGGTGTCTAGGAATATGGCGGCGGGCATTGCTGTCTCCCGAAGGCATAGGACGTTCACCCGTTAGGGCCACACCAACAAGAAACTTGCAGTGTGAAACGGATTAACCCGCTGGCACTCTCAACCGTGTTTACCGCGCATCCGTAACGTGGATCAGACGGGGCCCCCACCGTTGTCCGTCCGGACTGCCGTGGTCGCATTTGACCTCACCAATTGAGGCCGTGGCGTTAAAGCGCGTATATCCTGGTCGCCAGTCAGCTAGGCTTCCAGAGGGGCGGGTGACACCCCCACAGTTTCTGCCGGTTTAGGCGCTGGCAAGGCGCTTTGCGGGGCTAGATTTTGCCGCGAATGTCGGCGCGCATCTGTCCACCAAGGCAGCTTTTTCGCTAGTCCCCGGTCAAAGCGCCAATTCGCGTAACCGTTCTTGAAATGGACACGGATTCCGGGTATTGGAATCTCGGGAGCGTCGCTTGGGACTAGCAGGCGGCGTTCCCAACCCGTTTAGCATATGTTCCACGTATGTTCTACGCGGTAATTCCGATTGAATTGGCGGGACTAATCGTGAACAGCGATTAATCGCCCCGGTCGTCGATCTTCGCCCCGTCCTTGCTTACGTCAATCTGAAGCCTACGCCCCATTGCCCAGCCCATTGCGGTCATGCCGACAAGGATTTGAACGTGGGCGGCAATAGCCAGCCAGAACGAAAGCTTGGTATCACCGCTCACGAGGTAAACCCCGGCAGCGGCAAACAGCGTCATAACCACGCAGCCGCCCAGAATGGCAAAAAACGCGAAGGCCCTGCGCCCGTCATGGGTGTCAACAGGTGGCAGTTTCATTCTGCGCCCTCCGCAATCTGCTGGCCAAGGAACTGCTGGGCAAGTGAAAGCAAGCCAAGGCTCCCCAGCGCGTCAATATGGCCTAGAACGCCCGTGTAAAAGCTGCCCCCGCCCTGCATCGCATAGACCAGCGCGTCGGCCTCGTATTCGCCTTCCTCTATGCCGTCCGCCAGCTTGCGGAGCATTTCGGGAATGTTGTTCAGGTTGTTTACCGGAAGGGGGACAACGTTAAGAGTCACCAGTTAGCCCCCTGCAATGCGCGCTGAAACGTTACGGCATAGTCAGCAATTGCGGTTGCCTTGTCCTTGCCGTTAATGATGCGGCGGGCCTCCACGAAATTCTCGCGGGTTGCCGTGCCATCCTTGGGCAGAAAGTGACTAAACGCCTTACCGGTAAACCAGCCTTCGTCCATCCCGCGACGCATGATCTGCGCGGCAATGTCGGGGCGCATGGCAAGGTCAGGATTGCCTTCCAGGGGATAGCCCAGCTTGTCACCGGCCCGCTTGTAGTTAGACCGCCAAGTTAGCTGGACATACCCGCGCCCACAGAACTTCACGCCGTCGCCGGGATAGATGTTGCCCATCCCGCTAGCCAGCGCGGGACGTTCGCCCTTGGGGTCATACATCCGGAAGAAATAGCGGTCGCCGCCATACTCCTTGATCGGCTGCATGGTGTGGGCCGTTTCGTGGTAAGCCGTCGCCAAAGCATAGGCGCACCAGCTAATCGGCGCACCCTCCATTGCGTCTAGGATTGCCTCGCAGCCGGAAACCTCGTCAGCGTCCAGCGTAGGGCCTAGGATGCCCTTGCGGACTAGATCGAAAAAGGCGCGTCGGTCCATCACACTCTCCTTGCCGCCACCCGGACAATGGGCAGCAGTTCATTGGCGACGTCCTCTGCGGAACGTCCGTGGCTGATTTGCTTGGCGGCAGCGCGCAGGATCGACGCGAAGGCGTCCGCGTGATCGGGCAATTCCAGATCGGGAACGTGCTGCCGGTCGAGCGGAAAGCTGAAGGGCGTCATTCGACCTCCTCCGTATCGTCCACCACAACAAGCGGAACGGGCGGATAATAGGCCAGCAGGACTTCGGCGCTTTCGGCTTCCTTGCCGAGCCAGAAAAACGGCGGGTTCATACGGCCTCCTTCAGCATCGACATTCCGCAGCGAATGCGGCTGACCTCGCCATGCTCCCGGTGATATATTAGGGCCTTCATGTCCCGGCCTGAGCGGTAGCCCTGGTGCCGGTGCCAAGCGTCATTTGCCGCTAGCGTCCGGTGGGTTTCAACCGTGCAGCCCGGATAGTCCTTGGTCTGGTCGTGGTGGAAATGTCCGCAATGCCAGACGCGCCAAGTTGCCGCCGCCCATTCCACAGGGGCATCGGTTGCCATAATTAGCGGAAGGTCTTGCAGCTTAGCCCCGTCCCCGTGTGTGGAACCGATCAGGGTCTTGCCGAAGCGGTAGTAATAGAAGCTGGCAGGCGTCATTTCGACTTCAACGCGCGGCTCGGCGTGGAACATCGCATCTAGGGCCAGCGAAAGCATAAAGGCTTGGTGCGGGTCGTGGTTGCCCCGGTTGTTCCGGACAATCACCTTTGCGTGTTTTTCCAGCAATCGCCGGATGCAGCGGACCATTGCCCGAAGCCCGACTTGCGCGATAAGCTGAAAGCGCCCGTCAACGTCTAGCTGGTTGCCGCTATGGGGAGTGCGGTTGTTGCTGTTATCAGCGTGGTAGAAGTCGCCAAGATTAAGCAGCATTGCCGTTTCGCTGGACGGAGTGAGCGCGCAAAGCCGGTCCACCGCCGCGAAGGTCAATTCCTCCGCTATCTTTAGGTCAAAGTCCTCGCCCACTTCCCGCGCCCACGTAAGCAAGCCGAAGTGCGGGTCGCCCATCGGGATCAGCGTCAACAGGTCGCGGTCGTAATGGTCCGGCAGGGGCGTTGCAGGAAGCAGACCCTTAACGTCCTGCGTTATGCCCTCAATTGCCGCTGTAAGGGCGTCTAGGGCCTCTTGCTGGCCGGGGGACTGTCTCTCCCATGTCCGTTCAACCTCGCCCATAGGCCCGCGCTGGACCGTCACCTTGCCCATAAAGAAGCCGGGGGCCGTGCCGCTCTGGAAATGGCCGGGGGCAATCCCCCTGCGCGCCGCCTCCCTTAGCCTATGGTTGAACGTAGGGCGCGGGATGCCGAGCACGTTTGCAGCCGCAACGGCATTGTTGCCGTTCGCCGCATACGCCTCCGCAGCCTCGCGAAGCTTATCTTCGCTGAGTGGCGGTGTCGGGATAAGTCACCTCTAGCTTGTAAAATACTTGTAGGCCGCTGCGACCAGCGCCGAGACAAGGCCGCTGACCGAGACAATCACCTTCCAGGCTCCGCGCCGTTCGGTTTCTTGCTGTTCGATCTTGGCTAGGCGGCTGTCGATGCGCTCCAGGACGACTTCCATCTTTTCCAGACGGTTCTCCATCGCGTCCAACCGTCCCTCCATTCGCCCTATATCCCGGTGCAGATCGTCGTGGTTCATTTCCGCAGCACCTCGTGCTTGACGGTTTCACCCTCGCGCCAGACCTTCCATTTGCCCGGTGTTGCGATGCGTTCGGCCTGCTTAAGTAAGACCATCTCGATTGCTTGTGTTAACGTCATGCTGAGCGCCCCACTTCATACCATTGTGTGCCGTTATGCCGCAGGGTCAGGGTTGCGCCTGCGGTCGTGGTGAAGTTTGCCGCACCGGAAAGCCGGATTGCGTCAGCAGCCCCGGTGCCATGAACAACGGTCAAAATCCCGGCAAAATACAACGTCACTTCGCGCCCCGCCCAACCGGATTGGAGGTTGCTGAAATTGGTCGTTCCAGTGATATTGAAGTCACTGCCCACCGCAGGAATTGGCAGCGGCGAGGCAGAGGCAACCGAAACGCCGGTAAACGTCCCGGTAACAAGCGAGGCCCCACTTGCCGCGCTGGGGGCCTGCGCGCCGTCAAAACTGATAAACCCGGTCGTCGCGGCAACATTGCAGTTGAGCCGGGTAGTTAGGGTCGAACCAAACTGAAAACCGCGAATGGTCAGGCGTGAAGCTGCGTTGTTGTAAAGGATGCCGTTCGTAAACTGACGCGCAACACAGCTAGTCATCAGCCAGTCACCAGCCCCGATAAAGAAGGCATGGTTAGTGCCGTTCCACCCGACGCAGTTGGTTAGCTGGTTTTGAATATCTGCCCCGGTGTCGAGGTAAAACCCGATCTCCTGGCTTGCCGCCTGGCACCCGATCAGCTTGGTATCGTAGGAAGTCCCGCGAACCGAAAAGCCTCGGCAACCGGCCAGAACATTAGGCGGTGCCGTCCCGTCAACAGTGCAGCTAATCAGGGTTGCCGTGTTGACGTTGTTAAGGTCAAAACCTCGGAAATAACCATAAGCAAAGCAGTTGGTCAGCTTCGCCCAATCCGCCACGCCATTAAGCTCGAACGCTGTCCCGCTGCGCTGCAATTGGGTTGGCAGAAGGTCGATGGCATACTGCGCAATCGTGGCGAACGGCCAGCAATGCACGTTCTCGATGCGCGGAATGTCATAGGCGTTGGAAATGCTAATGCCGTTGGTGTTGTCCATCAGCAGGTCAAAGAACCGCCCGCGTTGCCAGTCCGTGCTAGTGATGGCCGTTGCAAAGCCCAGCAACATACAGTTGCGGACCGTAGCGTCATCGCCGCCAATCGTTACCGCTGTCCCGGCATAAGCACTGCTATTCGCGGCGGGGAAGGTCATGCCCTTGCGATGGATCAGCAGGCCGGTTAGCGAAGCCCCGCCCTTCAGCGTGATCGTGGCGGCGGAATTGACCAGTAGCGCGCCGCCAACCGAGCCATAAGGAGCGTTGGTGTTGTCGTCCGGTGAACCGACATATTGATGCGGGCCGACCAGTGAGACGTTAGCCTTTACGGTCAGGTTGCTGTCAATCAGGCAGCGCATTCCATCGGGGACAATGACCGAACCGCCCGCAGCGCCGAGGCTGTCAATTGCGGCCTGAAACTCAGCGGTGTCGTCCGTTACCCCGTCGCCGACCGCGCCGAAGTCCTTGACGCTGACCGTATCGCCGAGCTTGCTTCCAACCGTGCGGACAACCGCGCCCGTTCCCTCTGCGGTAAATTGAATGTCAGCGGCATTTGCGCCCGAACCGATAGGGTCGAGGTCGTAAATGGTGGTTACATCGTCCGAGGTCTTGAGGACCGCGCGATAGGTAAGCAGCGGATCCAGATAGATGCCGACAAACTTGCCGCCGCTGTCCGCCGTTACAACCGCGCCGAGCGAGGTGTTGAGGTCCGCATCGGAATAGACGTTTTGCGGCGTGGTGGTCCCGGTAGCGTAAAAGTAAAGCTTGGCCCCGGAAAGGTTGTCGCCATTGCTATCGGTTGCCCTTGCGGGAAGGGTAAACAGTTCGGCCATGTGTATCGTTTCCCAACGAGAAGGGCCGGGGTTTCCCCCAGCCCGTTAGTGTGTTATCAATTGGCGGTGCGCCGTGCGTTCCGCTTTATCTTTTGGTTCTTACTGCTGTGGTGGTTCGCCCCCACTTGGGGCTGGCTCTTGAGCGGCGGCCATACCTGGTGACATCGGAATGTTGTCATTGGCCGGGTTGCGTTCCAGAACGGCAGTGATTGCCACCCCTGCGCGTTCCAGCATCTTGGCTTCCATTGGCGAACCGGGCTTGGTGCGGCCAAGCTTCAGGAGCGAATTGCGGACCGCCGCGCTTTCATAGACGCGGGCGATTAGGCCGATACCGGCGCCAGCTGCAAAACCACCCACCCCGCCAAACATGGAGCCAAGTCCCACCCCGATAACCGGAATAGCGTTCTGCACACCCGTAGGCGGTGCGACCGAGGCGGTAGCGGCCCGCTGTGTGGCCTTTAGAACCCGCCCCAGCCCGTCAAGCCGCGCAAGGTCTGGCCCTTCAAAAACGATCCCGGTTGACTTGGCATAACGCTGCATCGCGTTGACAAACTTGTCAGGGCTTACGTTATCCAGTTCATCGATTGTTTTGACGCCGGATTCTTGCAAGGCCTTGTGCAGCAATGCCGCCTGCGCCTTAGCGCGGCCTTCGCCCGACAGGTTAGAATAGAGGCGGCGGACTTCGCTGGGCTTGCGGGAGAATAGCAGGCTGGCAACATTTTCCGGAGTGCTTTCCGCGTCACGGATCACATTCTTAAACCGGGCGTTCTTCAACTCCCCCGCCATCGCCGCAAGCTGGTCGTTGGCGTTCTTCCATGCGCTATAGGCGGACTCCCCGCCCTTGGCCTTAATGAAGTTGCCCATATCTGCGCGCATTGGGCCGTAGATGTTGCTAAGGGCCGCTTCGCCGGTGCTGCGGATATTTTCCATCCCCGAACCGGAGAATGCGTCCCCCATTTCCTTGCGGATCAATTCAATTGTCTTTAGCTCTTTGCCCTGCGCCGGGATTCTGCGCACAATGGGCTTCCCGCTTGCGTCAAGAATGCCGGTGTTTACGTCCTTGCCCGCAACCTGAAGCGCCTGCCTCCAGTTTTCGAGCTTGCTAATGACTTGGCGGGCGGCGTCAGTGTCCACCTTGGAAAGTTCGGCAATCTGCTTGTCTATCGCGGCCACTGTTTGCGGGGCCGGGACTTCGCCAGCCAGATTTTCAATAATCCGCTTTTTAGTGGCCTTGTGCTTTGTGAGTGCTTCGCCGCGCGTCTTAGCAAGGTCCGCCGCAACATCATCAATAGCACCGTCAGCACCAACCGCGCCGTAGTCCTGCGCAAGCTGCTTCACCGCCTCTTGTCGTGCCTCCTGCTGTGCGGCGCGTGGCCCGCCCGTTCCGGCAAACGGGATGCGTTCACCAAGCGTCTGCGCCGACTTGCCGACAAAGGTGGTCGGCGGCTTTACGTCGCTGGTCATAACGGGGATTTTGGCCCGTGCGCCTTCGACAACAATCTCGCGGGCCGCCGCGTTTTCCGCAGCCGGTGCCGCAGCCTTGGTCAGCGCATTGTAGCCAAACTTCGGCGCAGCGGCACCGCCAGGGATCGGGATAGCCGCGCCGCCCATAAACTCCGCATAGGTGGCCGATGGGGCGCTGGCACGGTTAGGGTTGGACTTGTCCAGCATTGCATTAACGGTAGGCGCTGGACGGGCGGTCTGCTCACGGGCAAAAGCGTCAATCGAGTCGGCTGCGCGGGGGGAAAACTGCCTGACAATCGGGTCAGCAATTCCTGCTGCGGTGTTCAACAGCGCATCGTTTACCGTGTCGCCAAACTGCGAAGCGAGGTCAACCGGCACCGCTGCGGCACCAAGCATATTCGCGCCAAGGTTGGTGGCGGAATCCTGCATCGCCTGCCCAACGGTCGGCTGATTGATCTGGACCGTATCGCGAGACGGGTCGCCAAACTGTGCGCCGGGGTTGGCCTTGGCAATAGCTTCCCGGCTTAGGGCCTGTATCTGTTCCGGCGTGGCATCGGCGGGAACGTCATAGGTCGCCGTAATGTCCCCTTGCTTGGCAACCGCCTTGCTCGTCCCAGCGGCTTCCGGGAACTGGCGCAAGACTTCGGCGCGCACATCGTCATCCGACGCACCTTCAGGCCCGTCGATGCGATAGGTTTTGCCGTTCGGGGCCTGAATTTCATAAGTCGGCATTTACTGCACCACCTTTACCTTGCCCCAGCCGCCCTTAGCTGCGGGGGCTGCTGCCGGTTGCCTTGCGCGGTCGCGGTAGGTCTTGAGGTCGCGGATAATCTGCTTAACGCTAGTCTGGAATTGTGCCTCGCTCTGGCTTGGGTTTAGGTTGCCGATTGCAGCGGTCAATTTCTCGCCTTCCGCGTTCGACAGCGCGCCCATGCCCTTCATGCTCTGGACCATCGGCAAGAATACCTGCGCCTTCATGGTTTCCAGGCTGGTGCGGAAATCGGCGGCAGGCGAACCGGGAACAATGAACCCGGCAAGATTGCCGTCCAACGGATTGATCGAAGGCATACCTACGCCGGTATTAAAGCCCGGATGCTTCAGCAGGCCGTCAGCGGTGTTAATGGCGCGGTCGAATGCGTCCATTGCGCTTTGCGAGTAAGCTTCCTTACTCTGCGGTGCCTTGTCGCCAATGCCGCCAATGGGCTTGATCTCGCCGTCGGGGGATTGCTGATAGGTGCCAGCGGGAAGGCCCATGCGCTGCGCCTCTTCTTGCGAGAGAGTCCGCCACTTCGGCTTTTCCGCCTTGGGAGCGCCGCGCGCAATAACCCGGCCCTCGCCCAAACCGGCAAACTGGCGCAGATTTTCGTTGCGCTTCAGCCAGCCATCAAGCACCGGCCCGCCGATCTCACGGTAACGCTGTTCGCGCAATTGCAGATAGGCGTTTGGATCGCCGCCCGACTTTTGCAGCAGGCCCTTGGCTGCGTTGACGCCCATGTTAATCGCGGTGTCAGCGTGGATCGCCTGAAGCGCCGGGTCTTGAATTTGGTCCGCCCCTGACGGCTTCCAGTAGCGTTCAAGCATCAGCTTTTTGGCTTGGTCTTGCGTCAGGTTCTTAACATCAATGTCGGGGTTCGCGCGCTGGTCGATGCCGAAGTTGACGGGAGCGCCGCTCATCGGGTCTTTGGGATTGTAACCGCCCTCAGCGCCAGCCAAGAAGCCATTATAAAAGCCATCAAAGCCGCCGCCAAACTTTGAGCCGGGGGCATATTCCACAACCGTCTGGTCCGGCCCAACCGTAACCGGGCGCGGGGCAAACGGAGCCGAGAATAGCGCCTTGCCCGATGCGGGATCGACCAGATGCGAACCGGGGCCAACATTGACCGGGGCTTGGCGTTCCAGATAGGACTTCAATTCACCAGCAGAGGCAATCGCAGACATACGCAATTCGGGCGAGAATTTGCCCTTATACTGCGCAACGTCCACGCCCTGCTGGGTGAGGTAGTCAATCGCCTGGTCCCATTTTTCGGGGGTGTCCGCCCACTGCGCCGCGTCCCCCATCATTCCGACGCGCTTCTTGGCTTCTTCTGCCTGCTGTGCCGAAAGCCTTTCGCGCAATGCCATACCCATCTTGGGGTCAAGCTGCGTCACACGGTCAAGCGCGCCCGCGTCATTTGGGTTGGTGGCGAAGTCGGCCATCGCCTTTTGCGTTTCCTGCTGCTGGCGGATTTGCCGCCCCTGCTGGAATGCCGCCAGCGCATTTGCGCCGATGTTGGGCATTAGGCCCATTTCCCAATTAGTGCTCATCTAAAGGCCCTCGTTAAATGCGCGGCAGCGGGACGTAAGGCCCCTGAAGCTGGGAACCGACACTCGCAAGGGCGCTGCCATAGTTCGGCGCGTTGCTCCCGCTCCTGCCGCCAAGCTGGCCCGCAAGACCGCCACCGATGGTTGCAAGGCTATTGACCAACTGGCCGGTGCTCTGTGCGCGTAGCAGTGCCGCATTGGCCTGATTAGAGCCGTTCTGAAGCGCGATGTTGCCCATGTTGTTCGCGGCATTGGTCGCAACGCCTGCCTGCGCATTGGCGGCAGAAAGCCCGGTTCCCGCCTGCCCCTGTAGCAGCCCCATGTAATTGCCAAACTCGGCGCTAGCCATGCCCTGACCGTAGTCGTTGATCGCCTTCATGGCGTCGCCGGACTTAATCATTCCGCGCCCGGCATAGCCCGAATTTACCGCGTCCATCCCCTGCCCAAGCCGGAACTGGTAGCCGGTCGAATTGCGGAACAGGTCGAAGGCCGCGCGGGCTGCATCGGCAGTGTTACCGCCACCCATCTGCCCAGCGGTATAGGCTGAAAGGTCACGGCGCGAGCCATCGGCCCCGTAGTGATACTGCCCAAACTTGGCAATGTCGCCGCCGAAGGGCTGGCCGTCACTGGTTCCGTTAATTGCGTTCCAGTTGGCTAGTGCATCGGGGTTGCCCTGCACATAGCCCGCCCAATTGACCGAACCCGGCGAACCGCCCTGCGGCACACCAAGACCCAGCAGGGCGTTGATCTGGTTGTTGGCGGCAAGGCCCGACTGCTGCCAAGGGGCAAGCGTCTGCATATTCATGTCGCGGGTTTCGCGCTGCAATGCGCTGGCCTGGTCCGCCGCTTGCTGGCTGGCCTTGGCCGCGCTCTTTGATGCGTTAGAGCCGATAACAGCCCCGCCGACGGCACCGGCAGCGCCGATACCCGCTGCAACTATTGCTGCTGGCATGGTTTTCTCCAATTATACAGGTTATAGGCGACAGGGCCGTCGCCAAAGTCGGTCAGGACAGAACCGCACGACTTTAGGCCCATTTTCCGGGTAAAAATCGCCGTGTGGCGGTGGTTAGGGTGAATGCGGGTCCAGAGGTGATCTGCCCCGATGCTTTCCATGTAATCAATTGAACGTGCGGCCCATTCAAAGGCCCATTGCCCCCGGCCTTCCGGGGTAATCACGGTGTGAATTTCGTATGTTCCCGGCGCTGTCCAAGACAGCAAGAACCCGCCATGTTCGCCAATCAGCGCCACGTTGGGCGCAATCATCAGCTTGCCTATTTCCAATGGTCCCGCCCCGCCGATAAACGGGCGGATGTCTGGATGGTTTACGTAATGGTCAATCAGTCCTGCGTCCGTGCAGGGCGTCACGGAATGATGCTCCCCAGCCCCGGCGCGCCAACGTAATCCCCGCCTGTATCAGCCGCCAAGGCGGCGGGGGTTGTCACAACACCAACCAGATGCCGGTCGCCAGTCTGTGCCGCCGTGCTTTCCGAAGTGGTCGAAAGGTAAGTCACCGCACCGCCTGCGCGTGAGGCTTGATCGTAATAAACGTAATACAGGGTCGAATAAGCGCGGCCCGTAATCGAACCGCCGTTGACTGAAACCGTGGTCCCGTCCCCGTAAACGCGGGTATGGGCGCTGATTGTAATCGTTGCGTCTGCGCCCGCGTCCGTGGCCGTAATCGTTGCCCCCGTAACGCCGGAATTAGCCAGTGCCGAAGTGCTAGCCGCATCATCTGCCGCGCCCTGCGCTGCTGCTGCCGCCGCGTCTGCCGCCGCCGCTGCTGCATTGGCCGCGTCCGCCGCCGCCTGTGCCGCCGCAATCGCCGCAACGCTATCGGCAAGGTCATTGACCGCCGTTTCGAGCTGAAGCGCAAACCGATCCCACCATTGATGGAAGGCACGGTCAGGCATTCCGGCCCGGTCTGTAACCGCCACGCGCGATTGAAGGCGGGGAAGCTTTAGCGGCATTAGATACCCCCGAAGCCCTCATTTACAAGGACGTCCGAAATTCTCAGATCGACCGGGTCCGAACAGCGAAATTCAAGAAACACGCCGGGCCGCGATGCCATGCCGCAGGCCAGCCATTGCACCAGCTTGCGGTAGTTGCCCTGCTCCCCAAGCTTGGCGGTGCGCCACGCCCCCCAAGTCCGCCCCGCATCCCTAGAGGAACGCATTTCCACGGTCGGGTTAAGGTAAGTTCCGGTTAGATACCCGGTATTCCCCGGATTGGTGCGAAGCTGGACTTTTGCAAGGATCATCCCGCCCGCGTCCATCGGCGCACCGGCCCGGAAACGGCGCTCAAGCGTTCCGCCGAGGTCTTCCCAATTGCTGCCCCACACCATCGTCTTGCCGTCTATTGACGAACCGAACACTTCGCCCGAAAAGCATTGCGGAATCCAGTTGTCCGCTTCGGCGCTTTCAAACTGCGACCACAGCCGCGAACGGTAGGAATAGACCCAGGTTTCAGCATCCAGCGTCAGGGCTAGAAACTCGGTCCCTTCAAGGTGGAACGTCCACAGCCGAACGCTGCTGGCGTTCTGTATCTTGGCTTCCAGCCCCGGCCCGCTGATAATCTGGTCAGGGTTCTCAAGGCAAACTTGGTCGGTATCGGAAACCCATGCAAAGGACGGGCCAAACAGCGTTGCGCAGCCCGTTCCCCTAATCCCCTTGCGGAACGTCCGCCCCTCTAGCACCTGAAACGGCAAGTCGGGATCGGTCGTGTTGGGCCAAAATTCGACCGTTTCCGAACCAAACAGAATAAGCGCGTCCGACCAAAAAAGAATGTCCTTGAGCCGGTCGGGTTGCTGCTCCGCCGTGGCAAAGGAAAGCGCGTCAATCGTGGTCGAAAGAACGTCCGACCAGTAGAACTTTTCCGTATCGGCGCGAATGGCGATCAAGCGCGAGGCACCGACCACAATCTTGGTCACGTTGGCACTATCGGGGAAGGTCAGCGCGCTAAGAGTTGCGCCGTTATAGCCCCAAATTCGTGCGCCACCGCAGGTAAAAAGGTTGTCTTCATAGCCCGCCATTGAAAACGGGCCAGTGCCGTCAATCGCGCCTAGCGAAACGCCCTCACGATAGAGCGAGCCATTCGACACCCCGTAAAGCGCGCTATCAAGCACACCGTCCGCCTTGAATAGCGCCCGAACCGGACCTGCGCCCATGTCCACTTCACGGTCAGACAGGCCGGGACGCGATTGCAGCACAATGCCCGTTTGTTCCGAAGGGGCCTGTTCTGCGAACATATTGACAACCGGAAGCGCCGGAAGGTCGCCCCGCGCCCGTTCCGATGCGTTGACGCCGAAGGTCAGGCGCATCAGTAATACACCGGCCCCGGACGCTCATCGCTAAGGTTTGCAGACTTGATTAGCTGCATTCCCCGCAAGGCGTTCTGCGCCGTCTTGATGCTGATCGGCAGGTCGTAAAGGTCGGCAATCTCCAGAATGAGGTTAGCCTTGATCGCCTGCTGAAATTCAGGCCGAACGTAAAGGACCGAGGCGTCCGCCAGCGGAAAGGAGGCACCAACGTCCGCCCCGGTCCAACCCCAAGCCCGCAGCATATCGTCCAACCGTTCCCTCGCGTCGGACAGCGCGGAAGCTTCAGGGGTTTCGTCTTTTCCGTAAACCTTGCGCAGTGCAAATTCGCACACATCGCGCACGGTCATTCCCGTTGCGTCAGGCGCGACAATCGGGAGATAAACCTTTTCGCTAAACTCTTCGCCCTGATCGCTTACAGCGGTAAAGGTGAAGGTTGCCGTGGTGGCCGCTGTTCCCCCGGAGACGAACAGCACAACCGCTTCCCCGTCAAGGGCCTCGCTGTCAATCGTCGCGCCGGAGGCGGAAACGGTATAGCTTGCCAGCCCGTCACCATCGGCAAGCGCCGGGGTCCAGGAGTAGCGATAAACCGCTCCCGGTGCCTTGGCGGTCCAAGTCAATGCCATGTTTATCTCCGAGAACTGGCCCCACGGCCACTACGGGCGCTTGCCGCGCTGCGCCGGATGGCACCCGCCACTGCTATGCGGTTGCCCCTGTCACCAGAGACGCCGCGCACTGCCCGCCATTGTGAATATTTGCCGGTCATGGTGCCGGTCAGGGTAAAGCCGAACGAAATGGTCCCACTGATCGGGGTTTCGGTGGGCAGTTCTTCCAGATTGCCAACCAGCGTAAAGACCGGGCTGGTTGAACCCGAAAGCGTTCCGAAGCCCTGTAGCGCCCCGTCAGTCGAGAATGTGACCGGGATGGCACCAGACAGCGAACCCGACCCGGTTAGTGCTGCCGTGGTCGTGAATGCTACCGGGGCCGCCCCTGTAAGCGCCCCAGCGCCTGTTAGAGCGCCAGACGCGGTAAATGCGGGGGAAGTCGCCCCCTGTAGTCTCCCTGCCCCTGTAAGCGCCCCTGAAGGTGAAAAGGCGACACTAGCCGAACCGCTAGCCGCTGCCGTCAATTGCCCCGTTGCCGAGGTGGTGAATGTTACCGTTAGCGCGCCCGATGCAGCAGCCGTGCCGCGAAGGACGCCCGCCGTTGTGAATGTCGGGGCCGTAGCGCCGGAAAGCGCGCCCGCACCCGCCAGATTGCCCGAAGTCGTGAATGCAACGGTTGAAGTGCCGGAAATGGCACCCGCCGCAGCAGCTTGTTCATAGGTAGCCCAAGGGGTGATCCCCCAAGGCTCAATACCCCACATTTAGCCGCCTGCGCGGACGGAATAACCGCCGAATTGCATGACAAACGCCGTGCCGGTGGTGGCACTCAACCCGCCAAGGCACTGCGGAACCAATAGCGCGCCACTTGCCGGAACGTCGGTGCTAGTCGTGGTGTAGTGAATATCGCCGGTATCCCAGCGGATCAGCAGGGCCTTGATCGTGGTCGAGCCGGGATCGCACCAGATGGCGCTTTCATACCAGCCGGTGACCGCAAAAGTAATGCCGGTGCTGATTTTTGCACCACTGCCGCTTGCCGCTGCATTGGTGATTAGCTGAATAACGTTGCTGTCCGTGCTATCAAAGCCGTGAACCGCGAAAGCGGCCACGAATGCGCTTGGTTCCGCCGTGCTGGCGACATAGCTGGTCGCAGTCATGCCAGCAAACAGGCGTGGGCCGGTCGGCAGCGTGGTTGCACCAAATCGCGCACGGAATTTCCACCCGCCCCGCCCTGCATTGGTCGAGGTCATGCCGTAAACGGCTGTATGTGAATACCCGCACTGCGCATTAGCCGTGGTCGCGCTGGTAATCTGGACGCGGGGTTGTTCGGTTAGGTAGTTGGTTGCCGCAATCGTGGCGTTCGCCGCCGTTCCGGTCGCGGTCGCACTCGCCATACCTACGGCGGTAACAGTTGTGCTGCCCGGTGTTGGTGTCAGGCTACGCAAAACGCCGGGGGTGTCGGGGGCAAGACTATATCCATTTGCCACCAGTGACGCCGTGGCTGCAGATGTCAGCGAAAGCTGCGAACCAGACGAGCTAGAGACAAACCCGTTAGCGGGCCGCGAAAGCGTCGTCCCGTTCCAGTAGCTATACGACAGTTCCCAATTTGACCCGTCTTCATAGCGCACAAGGCCGATCCACCCCGAAGACACGGTTGACCAAGCGATAAAGCCGGTCGCTGCCGCGTTGGGAGTGAATGCGCCTGTGCCGGGGGTGCCAGCGGTGGTCCCCCGAATAGCGTTATGAAACGGGCCAGCCATTAGTCAAGATTCACATCAAGTTCGCCGATGGCAAACGAAGGCGTGATGCCCGACGATACCGACAGCGTAGCGCCCAGCGCGCCCTTGAAGAACAGATTACCCGCGCCGCTTGCGTCCGAGCCAATGCCGAAATGCGTAATCGAGTTAGTGCCGCCAGTGCAGGCCGGGAAGTTGATCGCCGCCGCGTTGGAGGCGTTCGCGCCCGATACGGTCCAGCCCGCACCCGAACGCGCCACGGCAACGCGGGCATAACTGGTGTAAGTCGCCTCGCTGCTGGTCTGGCTGCCCGTTTCGGTCGGGTCGGCGGTATGCAGCGAGATATAGAACGAACCCGCCGAGGCGCTGTTCTGAAGGCCCGCAGCATCGCCGATGTTGGCATGGTCGGTGTTATTGAAATAGAGTTGTAAAATTGCAGTTTCCATGCTATTGGTAGCTGACATTGCGAAACTCCTTGGAGATTGAAATGCAAAAGAAAACGGGCCGCCCGCGCAACAACGAGCCGCCGCCGTCACACCCGACGATCGGGACGGAATACAAACTTGTTTTCCAGTATGGGCGGAACCAAACTTGCGCCGAGCTTACCTGCCCGTATTGCGGCGCTAAGCGCTGGGTCGGTTTGTCAATTTTGCGGCAACAAGTGCGGAGGCCCAATTTCACCGGGCAGTGTCGCCCTTGCGGAATAAAGGCTAGCCGGGAGGGGGCCTTTCAAACGTTAGTCAGAAAGAATGGGGGCAGGCGCTCGTTAAACTCGCTTGGTTACGTCATTTTGGGTTCGACTATGGTGCCGCCCGAAGACCTTCCTTTGTATCGGATCATGCAGAACAAAAATGGGCTGTTCGAACACCGCTTCGTGATGGCCAAGCATTTGGGGCGGCCCCTTTACCCCCATGAAAACGTCCACCATTTGAATGGTGACAGGGCGGACAACAGAATTGAAAATCTAGAACTGTGGGACAGAGGGCAGCCCCCCGGTCAACGAGCGAATGAGGTCCAGCCCCGGAAGCATTGCCCAACTTGCTCGTGCTGCTGAGCCGTTTCAAACGCGTTGGTTGCACTCATGGTCTAGTCCTTTTCGGAATCAATTACAGCGCATTCGCCCCGACACCCGCCGCCCAGGCATCCCAAGCCGACTTGTCGAACTGCGTCCCGTTCCAGCTCGAACGTCCTGCAAAGTGGGGCGGGAAAGGCCAGCCCGCAGGCTCATTGGCGAGGGTGCGCAGAACATAACCCTTGGCCGCGTTCCAGTCGGTCCGCCAGATGCCGAGCGCATGGGGCACAAGGATTTGCGGCAGCCAGAAATTCACATCGCGATAGTCCTGCTTCGGGGATGGATTGATCTGGTTGTCGGTGTTGACCACCCGCCAGTCATAGTCCCCGGCAACGATGGGGAATGGCGACTGAAAATAGATTACGTCATTCACCGCGAAGGCGGGCGAAGGCTGGGCATTTATGGTGGCGACATGGCTTCCGCTATTGGTCAGCGTATCGACCAGCGCCGTTACCGTTGCGGTGCGGCCATCGCTTTCCCGCGTCATGATGAGGTCGCGAGTGTCGAAGCGCGACGGGTCAGGCCCATTGCTGACCGAATAGGTGATCGTTGTCCCGCTCACCGCTGTAATGGTGCGGCGGCGGCTAATGCAGATTTTGGCGTTGTCGGCATGCGGGGCAAGCTGCGCCACCTGACCAGCGGTCCATTGAAACGGCTGCGCCAGAACATTGGTCGGCATCAGCGTCCGCAGGTTGTCGAGATCGGTGGTCAGACCCCGCGCCCACAGGTAAAAGATAACCGGCAGAAATTCCCATTGGTGATGCCCGCCGATGCCCGATGCCGTGCCCAGGCTGGTGCCGGTCGCCCGCCCACCTTCAAGGATGTTCGCGCCGATCTGCACCATGCGGATCAGCATGGTTCGCTTTTGCGCCGCGCTGGCCGCATTGCCGATCAGATGCAGCGCCGCCGCACTGGTGATAACCGCGCTGTATTGGCCGTAATTGCTGGTCAGAACGCCCGGTGCCAGTCCGTCAAGGAAAGGCTGGGGGATATGGACCTCATACCCGCTGCCGCTAACATCGTTCGCGGTCAGCAGCGCCAGCCCGAAATGACGGTCAAGGCGGGTGATGACATCGGCTACAGGCGGAGCCGTGACGCCCGACATAGACAGGCTGGGCAGCGTGGCAACCAACGCGTCATAGTCGATTGCATAGGTCGTGGGCGTCTGGCCCTTCGCTACCCACCAGCCAATTGCCCCGGCTGTTCGTTCCGGCACCGGCAGCGCGTTCGTGAACTGGAAGGCACACCAGGCGCTTTGCAGCCCCTTGCGCTGTTGTCCGCTGATCGTTGCCGCCGCCGCTTCCAGCAGCAGACTATCCCCCGCCGCCATCGGCGTCGGGTTGGTCTGTGCCAGTCCTGCCGAATAGGTTGCGGTAACACGCGCGTCGATGCCCTGCGTGGTCGCAAAAGGCACCGGGTTCTTGGCGAAGCGGTTGACCGTGGCGCTGTCAAGCGTGGTCTGCGCCGGGGTATAGGCGGTTACGCTGGCCCCGTTCGGGTGAACCATGATCGTGCCGTCAGTGGTGGTGGTCCACAGCACATCGCGGTCGAAGGTCAGGCTAAACGAGCCGGAACTGATCGAACTGGCGCGATTGACGCCAGGGCCTACGCCGGCTGCAAGCTTGAGGATCGAAATCGGCATGATCTAGGCCCTCCGCAGTGCAGCAACCAGCGCTGCGGTGTTGGTGAAGTTGGCGGAAGTTTGGGCGAATATAGTCCGCGTCCCGCTGGCAGGCACAGTGCCGCTCAATGCCCGGTAGCTGTGGGCCGAGCCGACAAAGGCACCGGAATCGGTCGTGACATCATCAGAGCCGCTTTCGGCCTCAGGCGGATTGGTATGCAGGTTCGCCGCCGCGATCAGAATATCCCCGGCTGTGACCGTGCGGCTGAAGCTGTAGTTGGCCGTCGCGTTGTTGACGAATGAGCTATCCGAAGAAATAAGCTGCGGCGCGGCGCTCAGTGAATAGAGCGCAGTGGCATAGCTGGTGCCCAGCGTGTGGCCGATGGTCCAGGCCCCGCTGCGCTGCGCTGTCAGCGTCACGACGAACATGGCGATAGGCTTCACGTTTGCCTGAACTTCAGCCAGCCTCGCCGTGACCGCCGATTGCGATGGTGGCGTAATGCTATTGATCGTTCCGCCCGTCGATACGCGGGCCATCACGACGACAAGATAGGTGCCTGCGTTGACCGTGCCGAAGTTGGGAGTAGCACCCAGCTGCGCACTGACGAAGGTCGCAGACAGCGGCAGCGTTTCAACGTCCACGCTGGTATCGCGCAGCACGTTCGACCACGGCCCCGAAGGCTCGACCCGCGCAGCCAGACTAAGCACTGCGCCTGTTTCGTTAATGCCAACGGGCAGGGTTATATCCATTTGCACAGAGCCAAGCGTGGCAGCGAAGTTGCCCATCGCCTTGACTGCGCCAGTGCCTTCAATGGCCCCCGTTCCGGCTGCAATTTCGGCAGCGGTCGGGGTTGAGCCACTCGCAGACAGCATCCAGTAAACCTGACAATCGCGGTCCACAGTAAACACCGCTTCGCCCGTCGTGCCGTCCACTTCAAGCGGGCCGGTCAGGGTTGGGCCAGACGATCCCCCGCCCCGCGTCATGGCGTAATACATGAAGCGCCGCTTGCGCCTGGACATTACTTCCATGCTCAAACAGCCTTCCGGGGACGCCCGCGCTTGGGCTTTGCGGGAGCATCAATTGCCTTTTCAGCAACCGGCTCAACCGCTTCAAATTCAGGATTGCCAGCAATGCGGGGGCAATCGCATTCTGAAGGCTTGCGGCCTTCAAACGTCACGCCGCTGATAGTGATGGAAGTGCGGCCATGCGTATATGTGCCGATAAAGCGATACAGCATGACCGCGCTCCTTTTACGGGGTTACGTAGTGGACAACGACAGTTGCGGTGCCAGCGGCGAAGGTCGCGCAAGCAGCAACAATGGTGCCGATTACAACCGTCTCAGCGGTGATCGAAACCGGGCCGTCCTTCAGGGTGCCGTGCAGCGGCAGCAGAGTGCCACCTTCCGGCAGGTAGTCAGTCACGGCATCGCCAGTGCGCGGGCCGAAGTTGCCAAAGGCGTCCGGGTCCGTTGCGGTGCCGATGTCCATGTCGAAGGTTTCGGCGGCGTTGGTGTCGATGTCTTCAATGCGAAGATGCCCACCAAGCACAACCGCACCCTTCGGCAGACGGCAAAATTCTACCGTATCTGCAATGGTCGGGTTTACGGCGAAGTCATAAGACCCGTAAGCAACGCACAGTTGCCCGCCGCCGCCGTTGCTATAAGCCGGGAAGGTCGAAGCCGCCCGGTTGTTCGTCAAGTTGTATAAAACTGCCATTTTACGGCCCTTTCAAAAGGGGGCAGACCGAAGCCCGCCCCCAAAAGTTCAAGTTACGGATTTTCAGCCGCAACAGCCGTCAGGATGGTCGGCGAACCGGTCGTGGCGAAGAAGCCAGTGACAACGCCGTGGTCCTTGAGGTCGTCGGTATCACCAGCACCCGACCCGAAGATGATCTTGCGGACGCCGTAGATGCCTTCGATGGCGACGCCCTTCTTGTCTTCGTAGTCGAAGTTTTCGGTGACCGTGCGCCAGCGCTTTGCGTAAGCGATAGCAAGCGCCTGAGCGCCGCACAGGTAAACCGGGGTGACTTCAGCCGTGCCGCCGTTGCCGAGATTTTCATAGATCGGCAGGTTGTCGGTTTCCTTGACAATCACGCCGTTCCAGAAAATGTCGCCGCCTTCGAACAGCTTCGACGCTTCCATCTGGACAACGGTCGAAGCGAGGACTTCGGTGTCCAGGCTGTCGCGCAGGTCCTTGAAGGCATGCGGGTTGGCGAAGGCAACATAGTAACGCTTGCCGTTGCCGGGGTCGCGCATCGGGCGGATCTTCGGGTTGCAGGTCTTGGCCTTCAGCACCATGCCGTCCAGCGCCGTAGCGTTGAACTTGTCGCTGGTGGTGTCGAGCTGGGCAAGGTCCGCCGACAAGTCGGTGCCCGAACCAACGCCCGCGCCGAAGTAAACGCGGTCAAGGTTGTCCACCAGCCAAGCGTCACCAATCGCAGCGGTGCGATCGACAAACTTGGTGCCGTTGAGCGAGCCCAGCGCCTCGATGATGAGGTCACGGGTGTCTTCCATCGACCAATCAAGCAGGGTAGCGCGGGCAGCGTTACGCAGGTCGATTGCCGACTTGACTTCGCTCATTTCAGCGATGCGGACAGCGTTACGGCGCTTATCGACATAGATGCGCA